ATATTGATTATATTTCAAGTCAATCTCAAAAAAGTATCGAAGATAAGCAAACTCAAATTGCAGATTATGAAAGTCAGATACTAGATTGCAATAATGAATATGAATTTATCAATCAAGAATTAATCAAGAAAAATAAAGAGCTTGCAGACCTACCAAAAGTCAATGTCAAAGAGTTAGAAAAATATAAGACAAAATTTTTAACTAAATTATCTGATTATCAAACCAACATAGATTTTTATAGTCAGAATGATACTTGTCCGACCTGCCAACAAGATTTAACAACAGAAATCAAATCCAAACATATTTCTAAGTGCAATAATCAAATTGAAAAATTAGAACAATCTATCAAAGAAGTAGAATCTAATATTGAAAAGTCTCAATCTATTATTGATAAGTCTCAAGAAATTTTAACAGAGATTAATCAACTTAATATTGATATGGCTTCTCAAAATTACAAGTGCAAAGGTCTTGTAAAATTTATTGATGCACTTAAAGAAGAGATTGGTAAAATTTCTGAATCAGATAAAGATATCGCAACAGAGAAGCAAAAATTAACTGCTCTTGCATCTGAAGGCTTGACACTTCAGAAAAAACTAGACAAGATGAAACTGAATAAAAATAATTATGAAGTAGTTTCAAGTCTTCTAAAAGATACTGGAATTAAATCAAAAATCATTAAAAAATATCTTCCAGTAATGAATCAGCTCATCAACAAATATCTTCAGTTGATGGACTTCTATGTTAATTTTAACTTAGATGAAAATTTTGAAGAGACAATTAAATCTAGATTCAGAGATGATTTTAGTTATTCTTCTTTCTCTGAAGGAGAAAAAATGAGAATTGATTTGGCTCTAATGTTTACATGGAGAGCAGTTGCAAAATTAAAAAATTCTGCAAACACAAATTTACTAATCTTAGATGAAGTCTTTGATAGCTCTCTTGATGTTTCTGGAACAGAAGATTTCCTTCGTATTCTTCGTGGTGGTATTGATGACGGAAGTAATATATTTGTTATCTCTCATAAAGGAGAATTGTTACACGATAAATTTGAAAGAGTTTTGAAATTTGAAAAAGTTAAAAACTTCAGCAAAGTAAAAGAGATATAAGCAATACTTATCGGTCAACCCATTGACATAGTGGGTTGACCTTTGTTAGTATGAGTGCAACGAATTGAGGCACTTATGTCCGACCTTCAACAATCCAAGAGTATTCTTGCAAAACTTCTTGCGACTGAGAACCTTACCGTAGAACATCGGTCTGTTCCTACTGCAAGCTTTGATACTCATAATCGTATTCTAACTCTTCCTATTTGGGACAATACTTCTGATGATGTTTATGACCTTCTCGTAGGTCATGAGGTAGGCCATGCTATTTACACTCCAGACCTTGTTGGGAGTGACATTAATCTTCCTCAAGGTTATCTGAATGTTGTGGAAGATGCTCGTATTGAGAAGCTGATGAAGCGTAAATATCCTGGTCTTGCACGAGCTTTTTACCGTGGATATTCTGAGCTGAATGAACAAGACTTTTTTGAAATTGAGGATATTGATGTTAATACTCTCAAGTTTATTGACCGTATTAATCTATACTTTAAACTTGGCAATGTAACTTCTGGGACCTTTATTAATTTCTCTGCAGAAGAAAAGCCAATTATTGCCAAAATTTCAGCAGCAGAAACTTTTGATGATGTTGTAGAAATTGTAAAAGAACTTGTTGAGCATACTCAACATGAAATGGAAATCCAAATTTCTATTGGGGATGGAAATGATTCTGATGAACCGTCAGACCAAATAGATTCTGGCGAAACAGAATCTTCTGATAGTCAAGTAACTCAAAATCAGAGTCAGCAATCTGCAGATTCAGATTCTGATAAAAAAGAAGATTCAGCAAAGGATTCTGTTCAATCTTCTCCAAATAATGTTGATAATCAACAGGACTTTAGTTCCAAGACTGATGAAGCTTGGTCTAAGAATCAAAAGCAACTTGCTACAATTAACAACAATAATTACATTTATCTAACTCCTCCAAATATTAATATTGATAGTCATATTATTACTTGGAAAGAACTTGCTCAGGACCTTCCTTTAGTTTTCAAAAAAATTATTGATGATGCTGGATGCAGTGGATATAATGGAAAGGACTATTATAGGTCTACTTTTGCTAAAGCAGATTCCGAATATAAAAAATATAAAGATGATTGTAAGAAATCAGTTTCCTATCTCATTAAAGAATTTGAAATGAAGAAGCGAGCAACTGAATATAATCGGTCTGCTACTGCTGGAACTGGTATTCTTGATACCAATAAAATGCATTCCTATAAGTGGAATGATGATATCTTCAAAAAAGTTACTGTAGTACCTAAAGGCAAATCTCACGGTCTAATCATGTATGTTGATTGGTCTGGTTCTATGCAAGGAAATCTAGTTGGCACTCTTAAGCAGCTGTACAATCTAATTCAATTCTGCAAGAAAGTTCAAATTCCATTTGAAGTATATTCTTTCAATGATAAGAATATTTCAAAGAATTATGCTGCAATGTCTAGGTCTAAAAATTCAAGAGTTGAAGGAAATCAAATTTATATTAATACTGATTTTCTTTTGGTTAACTTTTTGAGTAGTAAGATGAATACTTCTCAGTTGGACAAGCAAATGCAAAATATTTGGAAACTTGCATATGTCTTGGATGGACGAGGATATCTTCCATATGAATATGGTCATTATGATTTGGGAAGTACTCCTCTAAATGAATGTGTATTCGCTGCTATTCCTGTTTTTGAAAACTTTAGAAAAACCTATAAAGTGGATAAAGTGAATACGGTATTTCTAACTGATGGAGAGTCTAATAACGTGTCGTTTAATCGACCTCCAGCTCATGTCCCAACTCAACGAAATATTGTTCATTCTGGGTGGATGCAACATAACGATATTCTCTGTCTTCAAGACAAGAAGAACAAAATTACCATGATGAATATTACAAAAAATGGTGGCATTGGTGTTACTGCTGCATTTGTAGAATACTATCGTCAGGTAACTGGCTCTAACGTAGTTGGATTCCGACTGATTGATTTTTATGCAGCAAAGTCATTTATTACTCGCCATCTAAAAGATGAATATCCTTCATGGAGTAGTGTTTCTGCAGAATGGTCCAAAACTAGGTCATTTACTTCTACTTCACTGGGATATAACGAACTATATTTCATTGAAATTGGAAACTCTACTCCTGCTGATGATTCTTATGTCACAATGACTACTAAGAGTCCTGCTGCAGTATTTAAATCTGCAATGAGCAAGAAAGCTTACAATAAGATTATCTTATCAAAATTCGTTGAGCAAATCGCTTGACGCCTTCCCCTCTTTGTCCTATACTACTTTTGTTCACGCAACGCACTTCATTATGACTGACCAACTTATTCAAAACCTGACTGCTGTGTATGGCGAAACTGTTACTCGCCAGCAACTAATTGAATACGCTGCTAGCTCCAACACTTCCCTTGCATCTATTTGTAAGGCTCTTGAGTCTCATAAATCTGCCCGTGGAGTTTGGAATCTGACTGCTGTGGAAACTCTTGAAAAAACTTTTAACTCTATGTCTGCTGCCCCTGCTTCTCCAGTAGTTAGCTTCATTCCTCAGAAAGACAAGAACTATGTGTCTTTCGGTAACTTTAGTGATGTGAAGCGAATTGTAAAGTCTGGTATGTTCTATCCAGTCTTCATTACTGGTCTTTCTGGTAATGGTAAGACTGTCAGTGTCGAACAGGCATGTGCCCAACTGAAGCGTGAACTGATTCGGGTTAACGTGACTGTTGAGACTGACGAGGATGACCTTCTGGGTGGTTTTCGACTCGTAGACGGAGAAACCGTATGGCATGACGGCCCTGTAGTTAATGCTCTGAAGCGTGGTGCAGTTCTACTGCTTGATGAAATCGACCTTGCGAGCAACAAGATTATGTGTCTACAATCTGTTCTGGAAGGCAAGGGTGTGTTCCTCAAGAAAATCAATCAATACGTCAAGCCTACTGCTGGGTTCAACGTGATTGCCACCGCAAACACCAAGGGTAAGGGTTCTGATGATGGTCGCTTCATTGGCACTAATGTGATGAACGAAGCTTTCCTTGAGCGTTTTCCCATCACCTTTGAGCAGCCTTATCCTTCGATGGCGACTGAGAAGAAGATTCTCATGAACCTAATGAAGACCTTTGAAACTGTTGATGAAGAGTTTGTAGACAAGCTTATTGTCTGGGCAGATACCATTCGTAAGACCTTCTATGATGGTGGTGTTGATGAAATTATTACTACCCGCCGTCTTGTTCACATCGTTCAGTCGTTTGCTATCTTCAAAAACCGTAAGAAAGCAATCAATGTTTGTATTAACCGATTCGACGATGATACTAAGAGTTCCTTCCTAGACCTCTACAAGAATATTGATGCTTCTGTAACAGAAATTACGGAAGAAACTACGGAAGAAACTACGGAAGAAGTTGACAGCTCTAACTGATTGATGTATAATATGGGGAGTTCTTCTCCCCCTTTTTTATTTGGAGATTATTAATTATGCAATGGAAGTACAATGAAGAAAAGATTCTCAAAGACATTGAGGATTACGTTCTGAGCACCTATCATGGTCATTACTGTGGAGATGAAGATGGGTATGCAGACATCCAAACAATTGATTTAATGGCAGCAAAAGGACTTGCTTCACCCTTTTGTCAAGCAAATATCCTTAAGTATGGCAGCCGTTATGGTGATAAGGAAGGTCGCAACAAGCGTGACCTTCTCAAAGTCATTCATTATGCAATGCTTCTCTTGAATTTTGACGGGCATTATACACGCACTCAAAATGGCCTACAGGAGTTTAAGTGATTATGAAAATTTCAGAGAAGACAAAGAACATTCTTGAAAATTTTGCGAATATCAATTCTTCACTTGTTGTAAAGAAGGGGAATGTAATTCAAACTGTATCCCCGCAAAAAAACATCAAAGCTACCTATCAGTGCGATGAATACTTTGATTCTGACTTTGCAATTTATGATTTGTTAGAGTTTCTTCGTGGTCTTACAATTCTAAAGAATCCAGAATTTGATTTTAGTAACAATAAGTATGTATTAATTACTAGTGGTAATTCAAAGGTAAAATACTATTATTGTGACCCTTCACTTATTACTACTAGTGATAGGAAACTACCAGACCTAGATATTGATGTTGAATTTGAACTTTCTGAAGAAGTTTTGAATTCTCTTTTAAAAGCATCTAAAGTATATCAGCTAAATGATATGTCTCTCATTGGAGATGGCGAAGAGATGATGCTAGTAGTATGTGACAGAGAAGATGTTACATCTAATAATTTTTCTGTTAAAGTTGGAAAAACTTCTAAGAGATTCAATGTGAATTTCAAAGTAGAGAATTTGAAGATTGTACCTGATAGTTACAATGTAAAAATTACATTTCCAAATATCTCTACATTTGTAAGTTCAACTCATAATTTAGAATATTTAATTGCTTTAGAACCAGATTCTGAAATTGAGGATTGATTTTTATGTCTCGTAATGATTTTTTGTGGGTTGAGTCTTATAGGCCAACAACTATTAAGGATTGTATTCTTCCAGCTGAAATTAAAGACTCTTTTCAAAAATTTGTGGATGCTGGAGAAATCCCTAATATGCTATTTTCTGGTCCACCTGGAATTGGTAAGACCACTGTAGCAAAAGCACTGTGCAATGAGCTTGGAGTAGATTCATATGTCATTAACGGGTCCGATGAGGGAAGATTCCTCGACACGGTACGGAACAAAGCAAAGAATTTTGCATCGACCGTATCATTGGAAACAAATGGTAAACCAAAAGTCATCATTATTGATGAGGCTGACAACACAACCAGCGATGTACAACTCTTATTACGGGCAAACATTGAGACGTTTCATCGCAACTGCAGATTCATCTTTACCTGCAATTACAAAAACAAAATTATCGAACCACTACACTCAAGATGTGCAGTCTTCGATTTCTCTATTACAGGAAAAGCCAAAGCACAAATCGCAGCTCAGTTCTTTGAAAGGGTTCGTCAAATCTTGGCTCAAGAAGAAGTTGAATATGACCCAAAGGTAATAGCAGAAGTTATCAATACATTTTTTCCAGATTGGAGACGAATTCTAAATGAGCTTCAGCGGTATTCTGTTGGAGGAAAAATTGACACTGGAATTCTCTGCACATTTTCAGATTCAAATGTAAAAAATCTTATGTCATATATGAAGGACAAAGATTTTTCAAATGTACGAAAGTGGGTTGTTGAAAATATGGATAATGATGCCAATCGTCTTATTCGTATTGTGTATGATAAATTATATACTTCTTTGAAACCACAATGCATTCCTCAAGCTGTTCTTATTTTGGCAAACTACCAATCAAAAGTTCCTTTTGTTGCTGACCAAGAAATTAATCTTCTTGCTTGCTTCACAGAAATTATGCACGATTGCCAATTTAATTGATATGTATGAACTGAAAGAATATTTAAACTCTATAAATCAAACAAAGAAAAATCTTTTGGATGATGATGTAGAGTATGAAAAAAAGTATAATCCTTACGTTATTAATAAATGTTATTCTGGATTTACTGATACTATACTATTTGCAAATGAAATGAATTATTTCTGGCAGATAGACAAGAAGCTTCAATATGATTTTTATATAAATATTATCAGACCAAAGAAAAGATTCTCTCCTTGGTTAAAAAAGCAGGCAGATAGTTCATTAGAACTAGTAAAGCAATATTATGGATATAACGATGATAAAGCCAAATCTGCTTTGAAAATACTCACCAGAGAACAACTTGATTTTATAAAAACTAAATTGAATCGTGGAGGAAAACAATGAATAGTAATGATACAGAAGTATCTTGGTCACAAGACCAAATGGTTGAAGTGATTCTAAATGAACCAGATGATTTTCTGAAAGTTCGTGAAACACTAACACGAATTGGAGTTGCATCCAGAAAAGAAAAGAAACTATATCAATCTTGCCATATTCTTCATAAGCAAGGCAGATATTACATTGTTCATTTCAAAGAACTATTTGCACTAGATGGTAAGAGAGCAAATCTTTTTCTGAATGATGTTCAGAGAAAAAATCGTGTTGCTCAACTTCTACAAGATTGGGGACTGGTAAAGATTGTAAACCAGGACCAAGTTGCAGATGCGGCACCACTTAGTCAAATTAAAGTTCTTTCATTTAAAGACAAGCATGAGTGGACTTTAGAATCAAAATATAATATTGGTAAGAAAAAACAACCAGAATAAAAAAAGGGGGCTTCGGCCCCCTTTCTTTTTATCCAAGTGTAGCAATGTAATATTGCGCTTCTTGCAGTCTTTTTTGTTTTTGAATTTGTTTACGGATTACATTCAACCAATTCATTTTGCTACCTCCTGATTGTTATTGCAGGGACGATAAGCAACACCACGATAAGTATTTTGTGGATGTGCTGGCGCATGGGTAGCAGAATACCACTTACGATATTCTTCTTTTGGAGTGTCAGTATTATACTTACACCCACGATAGGTTGCGATTGACATAGGGATTCTCCTTAGTGTTTTAAGTTAAAGAGCGTTCCTTCAGTCGGCTTTTGCGTTCGCTATTTGCAAATAGCGAATGAACGATCCGTTCCGAGTCGGCTTACTTCCGTCCCAATGGGATGAACGTGAATTTATTTATAAGATTAAAAGTGTAATATTTGATACCAATTCGGCTATCCGAACTTGCACTTTATGTTATCACATATATATAATTGTGAAGAGATGCCTTAGGGGTCTCTAGTAAAAACTCTCGCTTACTAAGGAGATTAAGAAGATGAAATTCACTACTCAATCACTAGACTCATTTTGGAACGACTACGCTCCACTCGCTGTAGGTCTGGATGAAATGTTTAACCGCCTTGATGCTATGCAGCATTCGGTAAACGTAAATTATCCGCCCTACAACATCGTCAAACATGACAACAGTAACTACACAGTTGAAGTCGCTCTTGCAGGATTTAAACCAGAAGAGATTGAAGTCTTTACAGAACAAAACATTCTCACAATTGCCAGCAAAGTTGAGGAACGAGATACTTCAAGACAGTATGTACACAAAGGTCTGTCAAAACGTTCCTTCACCCGTAAAATTCAACTCTCAGATGAACATAGAGTATCCTCTGTAAATTTTGAGCATGGGCTACTAACTGTAGATATTGAAAGAATTATTCCAGAGCATCAGAAGAAAACTACTTGGTCAATTCCTGGAGTTAAATCTGACCCACAGTTTTTAACAGAAGACCGAGATTCAAACTTCCCTGGAGAAAACACAGTTAAATAAATAGAATTGGGATAACCCCAAATATCGTCGGCACAGACCCACCCTGGCAACTATCAGGGATTGGGTCTTTTTTCTTGACAGCAGCAGGCAAGTGTGCTATACTACATAGAGATGTCTCTATGGGCTTAATTATGAATGTTAAACTAATTCAACTTATCAATAATGATTATATTATCTGTGAGTATGAAGAGCTTGATGAAGAACCTTCTCTATACATGAAGAATCCCTATAAAGTTACAGACCTTACTTATTGGGACTACAATGAAGATGACAAACATTTTCCTCCAGATAATGCAGTATACTTGAGGACAACTGAAGAAAAAAATATCAAAGATGAAAAGGAAATAATTACTATTCAAACTGATTATGCTCAACTAACTAAGTATCCATTATTCACAAATGATGTGGATATTTTGTTAAACTCAGATAAGATTATGACTATTATTGAACCACAACCAGAAATTCTAAAACTTTATCTTCAACTAGTATCTGAATGAAATTTTTCACTAACATTCAACTGATAGGAGATTCAATTTATTACAGGGGATATAATGATGGAGAACAAGAGACTTTCCGAGATAAGTTCTCTCCCACTCTATTTGTCCCCTCTAAAACTGCAACTAAATATAAAACTTTAGATGATATTTATGTATCACCTGTTAAATTTGATAGAGTCAAAGAAGCAAGAGAATTTATCAAAAAGTATGAAGATGTAAATAATTTTCAAATCTACGGATACGAAAGATTTCTCTCACAATATATTGCAGATTCTTTTCCCGAAGAGGAAATTAAATTTGACATCACACAACTAAAAATCTATTGTTTGGATATTGAGGTTGCATGTGAAAACGGCTTTCCAAATGTGGAAGCTGCAGCAGAAGAAATGCTTTGTATTACGGTAAAGGATTTGAACACTAAACAAGTTTATGTTTGGGGAACCAGAGAATATACAAACGATAGGGACGATGTAGAATTCAAAGTATTCTGGTCTGAGCAAGAAATGCTCAAAGATTTTATTTCTTGGTGGGTAGAACATACCCCAGACATTGTTACAGGATGGAACGTATATCTATACGATATTCCATATATCATGCGTAGGCTTGATAGGGTACTTTCAGAAAAGTATGCAAAATCAATGTCTCCGTGGAATATGATTTCCAGTAGAGAAATTGTTGTTCGTGGACGAAATCAAATTGTATATGAATTAACAGGAATTTCTTGTTTAGATTACTATGATTTGTATCAAAAATTTACTTATACAAATCAAGAATCATATAGACTAGACCATATTGCAATGGTAGAACTTGGCGAGAAAAAACTAGACCACAGTGAGTTTGAAAATTTCAAACAGTTCTACACAGAAAACTGGCAAAAGTTTGTTGAGTATAACATCAGAGACGTAGAACTAGTTGAACGTCTTGACGATAAAATGAAGCTTATTGAGCTTTGTCTTACTATGGCGTATGACGCCAAACAAAATTATGAAGATGTATACTCTCAGGTAAAAACTTGGGATAATATTATTTTCAATTACTTGAAAAAGAATAATATTGTAGTGCCTCCAAAGAAATCTCACAAAAAAGAATATGCATATGAAGGAGCATATGTAAAAGACCCTATCGTAGGAAAGCATGAGTGGGTAGTGTCATTTGACTTGAACTCTCTATACCCACACTTAATCATGCAATATAATATTTCACCAGAAACTTTGCTGAGTGAAAAAATGCCTGGTGTAACAGTAAACAAACTATTGAATATGGAGGTAAATACTTCATCTTTAGATTGTAGTACTGTATGTGCAAATGGTGCAATGTACATTATTCATGAGCAGGGGTTTCTTCCTAAACTCATGCAAAAAACTTATGAAGACCGAACTATCTACAAAAAGAAGATGATTGCTGCCAAACAGCAGTATGAGAAGACTCCAACGATTGAGTTGAAGAAAGAGATTGCCCGCTGTAATAATATTCAGATGGCACGTAAGATTCAACTCAACTCTGCATATGGTGCTATTGGTAATGAATACTTTAGGTATTTTCATATCTCAAACGCAGAAGCAATTACTCTTTCTGGACAACTTTCTATTCGATGGATTGAAAAAAGTCTAAATGAGTATATGAATAAAGTTCTTAAAAGCAAGGATGTTGATTATGTTATTGCTATCGACACTGACTCTATTTACCTTAATATGGGTCCTTTTGTTAACGCTATATTCAAAGGAAGAGAGGAAACTACTGAACGCATTGTTTCGTTCCTTGATAAGGTCTGTAGTATGGAACTTGAAAAGTATATTGAAAGTTCTTACAAAGAATTGGCCAGGTATGTCAACGCATACGAACAAAAAATGCAAATGAAGCGTGAAAATATTGCAGATAAAGGAATCTGGACTGCAAAGAAAAGATACATTCTTAATGTATGGGATAGTGAAGGTGTTCGTTACAAAGAACCAAAAATGAAAATCATGGGTCTTGAAACTGCAAGGTCTTCTACTCCTTCATATTATAGGGATAAATTAATGAAAGCATTTGAGATTATTCTCAATAAAGACAACGATGCAGTCATTAAATTTATTAAACATATCAAGGAAGAAACTAAAAAACAAGATATTGTTGACATTTCTTTTCCTAGGGGCTTGAACAACCTTGACAAATACAAAAACTCTGTTAAACTATATGCAGAGAGAACTCCTATCCAAGTAAGAGGAGCTATTCTATACAATCACTTAGTCAAAAAATTAAAGCTTTCAAACAAATACCCATACATTCAAGAGGGAGAAAAAATTAAATTTGTATATCTCCGAGAACCAAATCCAATTGGAGAAAATGTAATTTCATATTTTCAAACTCTGCCAGAAGAATTTGGATTGCATAAGTACATTGATTATCGTATGCAATTTGAAACTAGTTTCCTAAAACCACTACAAAATGTTTTGGATTCTATTGGCTGGGTATCAGAAAAACGAGGAACACTAGAAGGATTTATTTAACAATTTGTAAAGGAGAAACTATGTCATTCTTAAATAGTGTAATTAAAGAACTTAAAAATGAATACGCAGGAATCGTTGAAGACGGAATCGCCGCAGGAGATTGCACAGGCTTTATTGACACTGGTAGTTATATCGTTAATGCTCTCATCAGCGGGAGCATTTTTGGGGGGCTACCTGCTAATAAAATTACAGCTCTCGCTGGCGAAAGTAGTACTGGAAAAACTTTCTTTGCCCTTTCAATTGTAAAGCATTTTCTAGAATCAAATCCAGAAGGTCAAGTTATTTACTTTGAGACTGAATCTGCAATCTCAAAGGATATGATGGTTACTCGTGGAATTGATACAAAACGTGTTGGTCTAGTTCCTGTTACTACCGTTCAGGAGTTCCGTACTCAATCAATTAAGGTAGTTGAAGAGTATATGAAACTTAAAAAGGAAGACCGCCCCCCGCTTCTATTTGTGCTAGACTCTCTAGGAATGCTTTCCACAAGCAAGGAGGTTGCTGATGCTTCTGCTGGAAATGAAACCAGAGATATGACTCGTGCTCAAGTAATTAAGTCGGTCTTCCGCATCTTGTCACTGAAGCTAGGTCAGGCTAACATCCCCCTAATTGTAACTAATCACACGTATGATGTAATTGGTTCTATGTATCCTTCCAAAGATATGGGTGGCGGAACTGGTCTAAAATATTCTGCATCCACTATTATTTTCCTATCTAAGGCAAAAGAAAAGGATGGAACTACAGTAATTGGTAACATCATTACTTGCAAAGCACAGAAATCTAGATTTACCCGAGAAAACTCAACTGTACAAACTAGACTATTTTATGATGAGAGAGGACTTGAACGTTATTATGGATTATTGGAATTGGGTGAAAAGCACGGAGTCTTCACTAAGTCTGGGAACCGTTATGATATTGATGGTGGTAAGTATTATGGTAAGCAGATTCTTGCTGACCCAGAACGATTCTTTACCCCCCAAATAATGCAAGCTCTTGATGAATGTGCCCAAAAGGAGTTTTCTTATGGTAGTATTGGTATTCCAGACGAAGATGAAGGAGAGGATGCTTGATGGATAGAATTGAAAATAAAATTCTTTCTTCCCTAATTTACGATGAGAAGTTCACAAGAAAAGTAATTCCGTTTATCAAAGATGCATACTTTGAACTTCTCCAAGAAAAGATTATCTTTCAGGAGATTCATAAGTATGTAATGAAATACGATGATATTCCTAACAAATCAGTCATTAAGATTGAGATTGAAAATAGGACAGATATATCAGATAATGTATTTCAAACAGCTATCAATACCATTAATGAATTAACACAAGAAGCTTTTGATGAGCAATGGCTTCTTGATACAACAGAAAAATGGTGTAAAGACCGAGCCATTTATTTGGCTCTATTAGATTCAGTTAAAATTGCAGACGGAAAAGATAAAGAAAGAAGCAAAGATTCTATTCCTTCTATTCTTTCAGATGCACTAGCTGTATCATTTGATGACCATATTGGTCATGATTATATTTCAGACTCAGATTCACGATATGATTTTTACCACAAAAAAGAAGACAAAATCCCCTTCGACATTGACTTTTTCAACAAGATTACAAAAGGTGGTATACCTAACAAGACTCTCAATGTCGCTCTTGCTGGTACAGGCGTCGGCAAAAGTCTATTCATGTGCCACATGGCTAGCTCCGTCCTCTTGCAGGGGCGCAACGTTCTCTACATTACACTTGAAATGGCAGAGGAAAGGATTGCTGAAAGAATTGATGCAAATCTCTTGAATGTAAATATTCAGGATATTACTGATATTCCCAAAACATTATACGAATCTAAGTTAGCTAAGCTAGCAGAAAAAACTAGAGGAAAATTGATTATTAAAGAATATCCAACTGCATCTGCTCATGTTGGACATTTTAAAAGTCTTTTAAACGACTTGGCACTGAAAAAAAGTTTTCGACCAGACATTATCTTTATTGACTACTTAAATATTTGTGCGTCTTCTCGCTATAAAGGTAGTCTTGTAAATTCTTATACTTATGTGAAAGCTATTGCAGAAGAACTTCGTGGTCTTGCTGTAGAATGCAATGTTCCAATTGTATCTGCAACACAAACAACTCGCCAAGGCTATGGAAATTCTGATGTTGAACTTACTGATACATCAGAATCATTTGGTCTTCCTGCAACTGCAGACTTTATGTTTGCACTCATTAGTACAGAAGAGCTTGAACAGCTTAATCAAATTATGGTCAAGCAACTTAAAAATCGTTATAACGACCCAACTGTGTTTAAACGATTTGTCGTGGGTATTGACAGAGCCAAGATGAAGCTGTATAATTTGGAGGACAGTGCTCAAAAAGGAATCACAGATTCTGGAGATAAACCTGAGCATGATACAAAAATTACTAAATCACCTAGAACTTTTGAAGGATTTAAAGTATGACTAAGAAACTAATTAGCCTCGATGCATATCAACAATTTGTTGGTGATACCACCAGCATTTACTCTAGCAACCCCGAAGAGTTTGTTAATAAGGTAAATGAACTTGAACGGAAGGTTCCTGAAGACAACGTAAATGGAGTTGGTGTTGATTTGAATCGACTTCTAACTGCTGCAATTGGTCTTACTGCTGAAGGTGGAGAGTTTGCAGAAATTGTTAAAAAGATTGCTTTCCAGGGTAAGCCATATAACGAGCAATCACGTACACATATGATTAAAGAGATGGGTGATGTCATGTGGTATATTGCACAAGGATGCATTGCTCTGGGAACTAATCTAGAAGAGGTTCTTGAAACAAACGTAGATAAACTTACTGCTCGTTATCCAGAAGGAGCATTCCGTGTATTCCGCTCAGAGAATCGTCAAGAAGGAGATATTTAATGTCATTGAATGATATTACAAAGAGACCATTCTCTCAAGGAACTGAAAGTGTTGAACGTGCAATTAGTGAACTAACTAATATTTCTAGGTTGCTACCTGAAAGAGTTATTCCTAAATTTCAACACTATATAAATTCTGCAAAAAAGACGCTGCCTCTTTGTTATGATTTCATTGACACAACTTACAAAAACAAAAAATATGGAATCTTAAAAATTTTTACTGATTTCATGCTCAAGTATCCAACTATAAAACGAAACCTAGCTAAACCAGACCAACTGACGGCAGCATTCATACAGTTTTATGTTGAAACAAAACAGAATAAAATAAAAAAATATAATAAGGACAAAGACCCAGAGTTTAAATTTCTTGTTTCAAACTCAGTAAATATATACA